TGTAAAACGACACTTGCTTTGGCACTCATTTTACAATTGCTTTGGCACCCAAACCAGATGTAAAACTCGCGGGTGGGTGCCGCGCTGGTTTATGAATTGTTTATGACAGCACCAAGGCCCTTCCAACCTGCCGCCGTCAGTGCATTTTGCAGGTTGAGTTGGGGTAGCTCTGGGCATTGGGCGGCACGTCAACGGGCATTGGGCCTCGCACCAGCCTGACGGGGTGGCCTGTGAGCAGTTCCACCTGCGTGGCGATGCCCTGCGGCTCTGGAATCGTGTTGGGGCTTATCTCTAGGCCCACCTCCCGCAGCACCATCTCCGCCGCCTGGGCGCACTGTAGGGCGCCGCTCTGCCCCCAGCGCGTCAGCAAAGTCAGCACGGGGCGGTATTTGCCCCGCTTGTCGCGCACCTCGGCAGTGTCGGGGTCGCGGCGGAAGCCGAAAGCGGCCAGCGCCCCATTCAGATACGAATAGCGCCTCACGCCGCGCCAGCAAAGGTCGTCCGGTATGCCGCGCCCAAAGTTCCCGTCCAGCCACAGCATGCGCCCCGCGTCGTGCAAGTCGTCCTCCTCCCACGCGACGCCCGTGCGCTGGACGCCCTCAGGCGCATGGAAGCGGGCCACCAGCTTTATCCGTGCGCCCTGGCCGGGGTAGGAGTCAATGAAATATTCCCTCCCCCTATACACGAAGCCCACCGCTACATGCCCCCACTGGCTGCTGGACGCATGGCGCACCAGCGAGCCGATGAAGCCAGGCCCCCGCCAGTAGTAAAGCCTCACCTCGCCAAGCGCGCCGACTGTTTCGCTCATTGCGCCCCCGGCCAAGCAAGCGCGGGCAGCTCCGCGAACAGCTCTTCCAGCGTGGGCAGGGGCCGCGTCTCCGCAAGCACCGCGTCCATTATGGCGTAGCAGGCCCTCCAAGTCGCGTCCCGCAATGCAAGGCACATTTCGCCCTCCAAGCGGAACTGCGCGTCCGCGCTCACGGCGTATGTCGCAGCCGTGTGGATGTTGTCGTAGCCCCTCGTCTGTGCAAAGCCGTCCAGCCGCGACTGTATCGCCGCCGTGTATCGCGCCTGTGTCTCCTCCATCGTCGGCGGGGGCGGGTCGTCCAGATATGGCGTCCCGTCGTCGCGCCATTTGATGATCTTGCCGACGGCCTGCCCATCGAACAGAGCTTTGTGCTGCTCGTTTGTCAGCTCCACGCACGGGTCGATGCCCTCCGCGCTGAGGTAGAACCCCCAGACATCATTCTTTTTTCCAGTAAACATTACTTGGCCTCTCCTATCGCTATCCAGTGCAACCCGATGATATTGTCAACGAAGCAATCAAAACTATTTCCCCGCACTGCTCTAAGGTAAACCCAGCAGTTGCTCGCCCCACCCGCCGAGCGCAGATGGGTGAACACTACGGTGGGCGGGTCTTTGAATGTTAGCGAGAAGGTAATGCCGAATAACGATCCGACTCCGGTGGGCGAATATTCTACGGTACCCCATGCGATTGCCAAATTGTTTGCAAACTTTATGAATCCCGCCCCAAACGTTATCCCGCTCGGCCCCTTGATGTTCCCGCAGAGGGAACTCACACTGGCATCGTCCACATAGACGACGTCGCCGGGCGCGGCGGCTATGCCCTGTATATTCACGGTGGCGGACTCGTTTGTGTTGACGACGTATATGTCTCTAAGCCCGCTCATGTTGACAGTTGTGCCAATGAAGCTGGTGCCTTTGCCCCCCCTTATGTACCCCGCCTTATTGGCACTGATGGCCGTTAAGGACTTCACCACGTCGCCGGGCGCGGCGATCAGGCCCAGCATCGTCCTAGTGGCATTGCCAGTGTTTATGAAGTAGTCGCCTATCTGCGAGCCAGGCACGCTGCTGATGTTCGACAAGGATGACGCTTGATCCCACGCCCAGAAGCTGGTGCCAACCTTCCCATCGGCCCCTTTCGTGCCAGCCGCCCCCTGCGGCCCCTTGATGCTCCCCGCAGCGGTCCCCGCCGCCGCCGTGGTGGACTTCACCAGGTCGCCCGGCTCCGCAGCCACGCCCAGCATCGTCCTCGTGGCCGTGCCGGTGTTCACGAAGTAGTCGCCCACCTGCGATCCCGTCACGCTGCTGATGTTCGTCAGGTTCGCCGCCTGCGCCCACGCCCAGATGCCCACCCCCTTGGCCCCGGCCCCCCCCGGGTCGCCCTTGCCGCCCGCCGCGCCTTGCAGCGCGAGCGCCCACGAGAACCGCAGAGTGAACGTCTTGCCGTCCGCCGTCACAGGCACGATCAGCACCCCGCTCCTTGTCGTCAGCGACGCAGTGGCCGTGGCCGTGAAGCTGGCCGACGTCGTTCCGTTGTCGGAAATTGACGTCGTCAGCCCCGCCACCTGCCCCGTGATCGTCCCGATTGTGCAGGGGAGCTCGTAGCCCCCCTTGAACGCCTGGACCCCGATGGCCCCAGTGCTGCCGGCCGTCGCCGCGCTGGCCCCCGCAGGGAACAGGTGCGACGGGCTTGATAGCAGCACCGTCACCCCGTCCGCGGACGCAGCGGGGATGTCGCTCTTGAGGGCGAAGTTCTCCAGCCCGGCAGGGCTGACCATCAGGCTCTGGCTCTGCTTCGCCTCCGTCTCCTCCCGCGTGGCGAACTGCCCCATGTCAAGGTTGTCTATCCTGTCGTTGATGGCCACGATCGCGCCCAGGATGCCGGACAAGTCCAGCATCTCGCCCTCCGGTATCAGAGTCAGGGTGTATTTCAGGTTGGCCAGCTGTATCTCCAGGCTCCTTATCCACGCCTCCAGCTCCTCCAGGCTCATCTGCTCGACCTGGGTCTTCAGGCCCTCCAGCTTCGCCTTCAGGTAGGCCGTCCGCTTCAGCAGCGCCTCGTGCGGCTGGTTCGCAGGCCCCCCGTCCCCGCCCAGCACCGGCGTGTCCGTCTCTATCAGCGGCACCCGGGGCCATTCCGGCCCCTCCTCGCCTGGCTCCGGTAGGTATCTTCGTTCAGTCATTGTCATTCTCCTTGTAAAAAGTCTTCATCGGAGGCACATGGGGGTCTGGGGGGCACGCGGCAGGGCACGCTCGCATGCGAGTGGGCCCAGAGCAGCCCCCCAGTTAGCATTCGGTGGCTTTTCCCTGCCCCGGCGGTAAACTGGGACGGGCCGAGGGGCGCCCGCCCCGAGGTCAAGCTGCGAATGACCTCGCAGCGGGCCCAATCGGCCAGAGCCAAATGGAACGCGGTAAACTGCGGACGCCAGTCGGTGCCTACTTTTGTGCATGGAGCCCACCCGGATGCTCCCTGGGGGATTCGCTCCGATCAATTCCCCCCCAGGCCCCCCGCCTCGCTTCGCTCGGCTCTCCGATGGTCGCGTTGTCAGCTGCATTTTCTCAGCTCCCAAACACCCTCATAGATGACATTCTCGGCGGCCCCCACCGCTGGCAGCGCGGCGCGGAGCAGTTCCTGCCCATCGCGGCCAACCAGCGCGGCTGCCAGTATCCCTTGCAGCGGCAGTTCATCGCTCCACATGCGCCAGCGCAGCGACACGCCGTCATGCCCCAAGGGAGCGGCCCAGGGGCTCACCATGTAGGAGTTCCCCCGGCTGTCCCACAGCGACAGGCCGGACAGGTTTTCGGCCAGCTCTGCGGGGCTCCAGACGCTGGATGCCACTACGTGCCTCACGTCCCAGCCAATCAGAGTGGCCCGCAGCGGCGCCCACGCCTCCGCCAGCGCAAGGGCCACGGCCAGGTCCTCCGCCATGAATGAGCGGCTGGCCCCGTCAACGTAGAGCCTGACGCGGTAGTCCGTCCAGCGGTAGCGGTAATAGGTTTTGATGGCGTTGTAGAGGTGCGGGTCGCCGTCGGCGCGTGCTCCAAATCCGCTCGCCGCAAGCGGCTCGCTCCATTCCGCTGCGCCTCCTAGCCCATTCGGGCTTCCGGAGTCATATGGCCTCCCGGCGCCGCTGTATCTCTTGACTTTCACGAGGCCCCCGCCGCCGTCGAATGCGTGTGTGCCGTCGTGCGCGGCCTCCGCGTCGTAGAGCAGGGCCATGTTCGCCCTGTCCAGCACCTTCGCGTCCGAGTAGCCGATTAGCCTCATCACCTCTTCCACGCTCCAAGGCGTCCCACGCTTCTTTTGCAGCAGCAGCGCGTCCCTGATGAGCCTCTCCCGCTGCTCCCTAGTCCGCATGGCCTGCATCAGAGGCCCCGCCACGTCGAACTGCCGCGCCAGCGACCACAGAACCTCGTCCGGCGCATGCTCTATATTTAGGGGGCATGCCAGCCAAGGGTCAAGCGAATAGGCCCCGTCCGCCGCCGCGCCCAGCGCCTGGCCGCGCTCGGTCTGTAGGACGGGGGGGAGGAGTTCGGCGGTCTCAACCATTGCACGTCTCCGGATAGTCCAGCTCTATGTCAATGCCGACAGCGCAGGCCCACTGTTTCTCGCCGATTTCCAGTATCCCGCTCGGCTCTATCAAATTGACATGGTAAAGCGTCCCGCCGATGGGCGACATGGCCATGAGTATCTGGGTGGGGGTTATGTCCATGCCCAGCCTCTGCCGCTGCCTCTCTGCGTACTCGTATGCCGCCGCCCGCGCAAGCTCCACTGCCGCCTGCGGGTCGTGGCCGCTGAACACCGTGATCCTGGCATTGATGGTGTATTCCACCTTCTCCGCTGGCCAGACAAAGACCTTGTCGTTTATCAAGCGCACGTCGTCCCGCATGAACTCGGTCTGCAGCGTCCCCAGCAGCCACGAGGATGTCTCGGCGTCGTTGCCGTCCGTTGAAAGCACGTATATGTTGATGTCGCCTGGCTCCGCATTCTCCGCCCCCTGGGGCGGGTCAGCCTCGTCACAGGCCCGCACGGCATGGGCGTCGGCCACCAGCGCGGATGCGCCCATCGCCCAAGCCCTGTATGCGGATTTTGTTCCCCCACACCCTATCTTGCCGGGGGCAAGCAGCAGCCGCACCCGGTATGCCGAATCGCCCTCCACGTCCGCGCCGCCCTCGGTGGGCGTAACATTGGACGCCACGATGCCGTTCACGGCGGGGTCCAGGCTGCACACCACCCCAGCCTCCAGCCCGTTGCCGCCGACGCCAGGCACGGTGCATCGCGCCGTGACTATGCTGCTCTCCGTCCGCCCGCCCAAGATGAACGCTGGCGCGGTCGTCTCGAATGACACCTTGCCATCCTCGGTGGAAACGATGGTGCCAGCCGGGAATCCTATCCCAGCCGCGCCCTCGCCGCTGCGGAGGAACTGCACCTTTGTCTCTGCCTTTGCCGGGGCCAGCCTTGGGCAGCCCAGCATGGCCCCAAGCGCGTCCATGTGCGGCCCGATGGCGTACTCAACAAGGTTCTGCTCCGCCGACCACTGGATGTCGCCCCGCAAAAGGCTCTCCCTGTATGCCAGCGTGTGCATCTCCAAGTTTTCAATCTGGCTCGGATATAGCACCCGCCCAGTGTTCCCCTGCCAGAAGCCGATTATGTCGCGCAGCACCGCCTCTGGGTTCTTTTCGAGGAATGATAGTGGTCTAGCCATTGACCACCCCAGTGGTCAGTGATAAGTGGCCAGTGGCAAGTTGCCGCGCTCTGCGCGGCAAGAGGGTGCGGCCGCAGGCCGCAGCAATTCCTAAACTGCCAACTGCCCACTGTCCACTGTCCACTGATTTCACGCCGCCCTCCCAACGCCAAGGCCCAGTATCTGCACCACCGCCTCGTTGCTGCCCTTCAGCTTCCAGACCAGGCAGGTCACGGCAGCGCCGATGGCACCCGCCAGCGGCTCAACCTTGAGGGAGACCACGTCCATGCGCGGCTCCCATCGGCGCAGGGCCTTCATCATGTCCCGTTCCAATTGCCTCATCGCCGTGTTCATCGGCCTGTCCATGTATTTCAGCCAGTCGAAGCCGTACTCGGGCAGCAGCGGCACCGAGCCGGGCAGTGTCGAAAACAGCAATTCAATGGCCTGCCCCACCTCGTCCAGCCCATGCACAGTCTCCGCCAACTGGCCGAGCATCGGCTGCCAGTACGGGCGGTTGGGCATCTCTATGGAGGATAGAAGCATCAGGCGGCCCTCATAGCGGCGGCCCCGTCGGCGAACCCTGCGCCGCGCTCAAATGCGTGTGCGTTGCGAAGGGCTTGCCCCCGATGACCGCGCTGGTGACCGCCAGCGTGCCCGTCTGCGCGATGTTGCCCGTCAAGTTGATGTTCCCCGCCATGCTCACAGTGCCAGCGCCGCCTCCCGCGCCCCCGGCCGTGATGTTGCCGGCCACAGTTACGTTCCCCGCCACACTGACCGTTGGCGCGGTGACCGTCACTGAGGCCGCCGTCTGCGTGAGCGCCCCGGCGCACTTCATGTCAATCGTGGCCGCCTTGAGGCTGAAAGCCCCGACCGCCTCCATGTCTATCTTCCCCGCCTTTACCTTGAGCGAAGTCGTTGCCTCCACGTCCGCCTTGTCGCACTTCACGTTCACGTTTTCAGCCTTCACATTCACATCTGTCGCTTCGACATAGACTTCCTTGGGGGCTTTGACGGTCAGCTTGGAGGCCGTGGGGTCGTAGCTTATCTCCACACCATCGTCCGCCACCAGCCCGATCACTTTGGTTTGGGTGTCGTCGAACGGCGGCTTGTCCACCTTGCTGTAGATGCCCCCGATGACCACCGCGTCTTCCAACCCTGCGTGGGGGCTTTCCCCAGGCACCACAATCACCTGCGTGTCCTTGCGAGGCACCGCCCATGCGTTGGCCCCAAGGTTCAGCGGCTGCACCACCGGCAGCCAGTCCGAGACCAGGCCGTCCAGGTGCGGGAAGCGAACCTTGACCTTGCCAAGGTTCTCCTCCACCCCCACCTTTTCAACCAAGCCCTTGTAATGCCCGACAAAGCTCATAGGCAAAATGCCCCTTTGCCAATAACTATCATTGGGGCGGGACGATTGCACACGAAAGTGTTTTAATTACTTGAGCGGCAGTCTGATAGCCCAAGAATGCTTCTATCGGTAGTCCATCTGGTATGCGCTCAAGGTTCCAAAGCGGTTCTATCAGCCTTCGCGCAACCTAACAAATGGTATGATGTTGCCGCCGTTGCAGAGGTACCCGTTTGGCAACCCGGCCAGTGCCTCGACATTCGCCGCCGATAGCCCCGCGCATCGCGGGATCGCGTCCAGCGGCATCACGTTGTTCTCTACCAGCATTTCCACTGTCCTTCGCAATAGCCTCGGGCGTTCCGGCTTTCTGTCTTCATCGTGGGGTTCCCATTTTGACTTCCAGCGAGCCGCAATGCTCCTGAACAGCTCACTAGCCTTCCAATCGTCTAATAGCTCGAGGTCTTTGAGTCTCATAATGATGGCCCTGACAGAAACCCCCCACCGGCACTTGATGTGCAGCATTTCGTTAAGCGTGGCATACATGGCGTTTAGCTCTGAGGCAAATTGCTCCTTTGGAAGCAGTAGGGCCCCGGCGAACCTATGTGCCTGCTGCTCCATCTGCTTGTGGTGCTGGTGGTTTGTTGTCTGCTCGAGGCCGAAGTGCAGCACGATGTGCCCAATTTCGTGGGCTAGGTCGAATCGGCTCCTGTAGCCGTTTCCCTTGTCGGCCGAGAGTAATACCATCGGGTGCTCTAATACTTTGCTGCTGGCCGAAAGACCCTCAATTGCGGGCGCACCTGTTTCTTCCCTGACAACGATGACCCCTGCGCCCTCGACCGCCAGCATAAGGTCTTGGATTGCAGTGCGGCCAAGCCGCCACAGTTTCCGGCATTCGGCGGCCGCGCTTTCTATGTCTTCGTCAGTGATGGCGTCCAGCGTTTTGAAGTGGCGGGTCGGCAGGTTCACGCTAGGGTAGTCCACGAACTCGGAAAAAATTAATGCGAGTTCTTGTGCAAGTTCTAGCCTTGCCTTGAGCATGACGCGGGCAGTTTTGTGCGCCGATGCCATGCTGCGGAACATCGGGGAAGTCAATGGTTCCAATGTGGGGCGGGCGAACCACTCAGACTCGACGCCAACCAACTTGGCCAGCTTTTCCAACATGTCTGGCTTTGGTGCCATACCGCCGGACACCCACTTGGAGACAGTGCCAGGCGACACGTTGAGTATGCGGGCCAAGTGGACTTGAGACAAACTGCAAGCATCTAATATTAATTTGAGGCGCCCCGTTTCAAAGCCGCCGCCCAAGTTCCGGCTCATCCAGCCGCCCCGCCTTTGGCTTGCTTTTTAAGCCTTGGCTTGGCGTTGTCGCTCTGCACTACAGTCACTTCTTGCCCCCCTGCGTCTTCGTGCCTTACCGCGAAAACATCAATGCTCATGCGGAAGAGCCAACTCGACATAATCTCGTCTGGCACCGCTATGTAAAGCGATGGCAAGGACATATACCCAGGCGGGAACTCGGCCAAGAAAATGACTGTGCCGCCGGATGGCGCAAAGTCCTCAAAATCCAGTATGCCGGGCAATTCGGGCTCGACTAGTCGCCGCAGGTGGCCGTTGCCCGCCGCCAATCGTCTTTTGGTGACGCTCCTGCATTTAGCGAGCTTGTCGCCTTCGCGGATGTTTAGACGGACTACCACTAGCTCCTTGGCAAGCCCTGAAACAATCTTGCTGCCGCAAAGCGGGTGCGGCGGCATCCTTAGTGCGGCTAGCGCTCTGTCGAATTCCTGATTCATGTATGTGTGCCTGACTTGCCCCAAGTGGGTGGAACGGTACTTTTCGTCCACGTCCTTGGCCGCGTCCGCTGCCTTCTGCGCTCCGGCCATGAGAGCGCGCATCAGAAGTAAGGCCTCGTCAGGCGAAATGTTCTTCGCAACCAAGTCTTCAAGCGCGTTTTTCGAGAGAATCATCATCGGCAACCTCCTCAATGAATTTCCGATTCTGGTAGTTTACCCCAAAAAAGTTTCCTTGAACACGAAAATCCATTTTTTTCTTGCTAGGCAAACACTGCCCATGAGGATTGAGGGGGCGAATTTTCTGCCTTGGCGCAATTGGGCATCTAACGGGCCGTGGGAGTCTGAGCTGACGTAGGATTGGGTTGCGATGTGGCTGGCGGCGGATCGGCAATTGGTGGGGCATCTTTCGTCATGAACAAAGAAAAATAAGCGATTGTTAACCCAGCCAAAGTCGCGATAACACCCCCAATGTAATTCAGGACTCGGATCGTCGTCTTGAACGAAGAGATGCTTTGATTTATGCCTGTCACTGCAGCACCCAGTTTTTCATCGCTCTTTTTGAGGCTATCCTCGCCTTCTTTCCTCATATTGATTTCTATCTGCAGGGTATTGGATATTTCCGACAGTTTTGTGGTGATGGAGTCGATATTGGCTTTGAATGTGTTCTTCCATTCGGCGTCGGATTCCAGCCTCCTTGTGATGTCGGACATCTCTTTCGATAGCCGCTTGACCTCCTCGGACAGCATCAGCGACTCTACCGGCCTGTATTGCCTGATTAGGGAAGTGACATCCTCGGGGAAGTCATCGAGGGGGTCTGGAATTTTGTACTCTACCGTTTCACCTTCCTGCAGCTCATAGAACACAGCACCCACGAGTTTTTTGCCGGGCATCAGCGTGAAATCCGTTGAGGACAAGTTGCACAGACCGAACAGTAGGTGGCCCTTGTAGCCTGGGTCGATGGTCAAGCCACCCAAAAGCTGGATGCCAAGGTGGCTCATCTTACGCTTTGCGCTCAGCTGGACGAATGTGTTGTCCGGAAGGGTTAGCTTTTCTTGGGTCAGCACATAGACGACCTCGCCGGGCTTAATGATGGCATGCCTTCTTTCTTCATTGGACAAATCATCGAAGTTTACTGGGCGGCCAAAATGCGCCTTCAAAAACATCCTTCCAAGGTGGAAGTCGTATTTGATTCCCTCCGCGCTTCCTGCATCGGCGTACTCTATGACTTTACCGCCTGCTATCCAGGCCTTGATGGTTTCCTCTGTCATTACCTTGGCCATACGCGCCCCCAAAAGATAGGCGGACAGCCGCATCTCAGAAAATTGTACCAAATAAGTGCCAAAGCAAGTGTAAAAAATCTCTGAAGGGGCGAATGCCCCAAAAGGCGCGGCATTCCATATCTGTGAGCCGCTTGCGCGATCCGCTCCACAATGGGAACAGGCCCCAGACCAGCCGGAACTAGAGATGGACTAATGGAAGAACCAGCTCAACGCAGTATCAAATGCCATTCTAGTAACGGCTTTTCGCAGGATGCCACGCTAGTACAAAAATTGTTTTGCCCAGTGCCAAACCAAATGTAAAATCTGGGGCCTACTTGCAGGGTATGACCCAGTCGGGCGAAACCTCGTTGTGCCATTTCTTGATGTAGTCCTCGGCCAGCGACCTGTCCCTTGTCGAAACCTTGTTGGGGACGTCCAAAACGTATTCACCGTCAACCACCATCACGGTTCCGTCAGGCCCCGATTTTTTGGCGACCCAGATGACTGCGCCCCTGTTCAATAGGCTCCTCAGCAAGCCGTCCCTGCTCCTCTTGGCCGCCCCGATGTCAATGAGTATCTTCAGCTTCACGCCCTTTCTGGCGTGGTCGGAGACGCTGCTGAGGTCGTACGCGCTGTCAGTCATCAGGTAGATGCTCGACCGCGCCTCTTCTGCGGCCTGCCTAGCCGTTTCGATGTTTGTCCACAGCTGGCCCCGGCAAGGCAGGGCGCATAGCCAAATAACCAATGGCAGAATCATTTTCACTTGTGCCTCCTTAGCTCGACTGTCGTTTTGTAGCCGCTGGCCACGTCCAGCGTGTGCTTGCTCTTCATGATGAGCCATTCCCCGTCGTTGCGCCACCAGCCCGTCAAGTTTACCAGAACGCCCGCCAAAAGGCGCGGGTTGCCGGGCAGGGTCAGGGTGTTTGTGTTCTCGTTCTTCTTTGCGTCACCGCTCGTCCCCTGTATGTGCGCTTCCGGCGACTGCTGGACGGCCACGGTCCGGATGACATGCCCGTCGCCGTCCCCGGCGGTGCCCACCGCCACTTCCTTTTTTTTGTCGGCGGCCCAGTATGTGGACTGGCCCCCGGCTTTGCCTTTTATTGCTTTGTCGGAGAACGAGAAGTTAGTCACAGACTCCCGATTGATCTCGAATTGCAAAGAGCCTAGCGGCTCCCTTGGGTCAGCCACCACCAGAGTCAGGCCGCCCTTGGCCCCCTTGAGCGAGGCTGCCAGGCCGTACTGCTCGGCCAGCCGCTTGATGAACTTGTAGTCGGACTCGTGCGTCTGGGAAATGTAAGGAATGTTGGGTGACTGGCCGTGAAAGATGCAGAGGATGCCGTTGGCCCCGGCGATGGCGTTTGCTATGCCGCCCAGCGTGGTGTTCTCCCATTGTTTGCTTTTCCGTGTGTGGATTGCCCCCGCTGGCTTGTTGCTGTTTGCCGTCCAGCTCACTGTGTCGGGCCACGATATGGCGATCTCGTCTATCTCGAAGCCGTGCTCCGAGCGGAACACCGCCTCGCGCTCTTGTGTGTCGAAGCCGAACTCGAAGCGCAGCGCGGAGCCTTTCTTGGGATAGTACTTGCTTTGGAAAAGCCCATCGTCGGTGTCCTTCAGCTTGACGACTATCTTGTCGCCCTTGTCGCCGTCAATGTCATCGCTATATTCGAGGCTGGTCAGGTAAGGGCTTATCTTGACGGAGATGTCCTCGTGGTCGAGCCAGACTTGGGCAAAGATGCCAGCGACTCTTTTGGCGTCCTCGGACATCACGCCCCCCAGATTGTTGTTTTTTGCGCTTCCAGCGTTGCATTTTTCAACGTTTTTATCTCCACGGGACCGGCCCCTCTTCCTCTGGCTTCAGGTCATCCGGGGACAGGATCGGCACCACCAGCGTCAGCCCGGCGGGCAGAACCGCGAGCTGGGAGGAGGCCGCGAAGGGCGGATTCACTCCGCCCTGGAGCGGCGGGGGGCCAGGGGGGGAATCGGGCAGGGCCCGCCCCCCTGTGAGCGTCAGCGCGGGGTTGGCCTCCAGCAGTATTTCTGTCGCAAAGGCTGTGCCATAGTAATCAAACGCCAGCAGATCCCACCTGTCACCGTTCTTGGTGTTGTGCGTCAGGTATTCGCTGTATTCGATGGGCTTCATGCCCGCCTCTTTATCACTTGACCGTCTTTCTCATAGTCCCCCGTCTTTGGGTTCAGCTGGGCCCGCGACTGCTGTGCTGGCGTTGGCTTTTTCGCCGGGGGCTGCGTCAGCGCTTTGCCTTTGTTCTCCGTGGTCTCCAGTTCAGGGTCCGCCACCCACTCCAGCAGGTTCACTGTGGCCTCCATTGCCATGATGGAGCCGTCGTGCCTGAATTTTTCGACAGAGCGGTCAATGTCCGCTATAACCCAGTCTTTTGCGTACACGCTGCCAACGGTGCTCTTGCCAACCACGAGGGCGAGGACTTTCCTGTCGCGCATGGCTATGTGCAGCTTCTCCAGCTTCGCTTCGATGTCCTCTTCAAAGCTGCTGTGCCAGTAAACTTTTATGGCCAGCGTCTGGAGCTTGGCACCCGTGTACTGGAGCCTCGGCTTTTCGCCTATGATTGCATGCTGGGCGTAGTTGACGGCGTCCTTGCCGCCAAAACTGGTGGGGCTCTCCAGGATGCCGAACTCTATGTCGCCCAGGCTGCCCCAGACTTGGGGCGAGGGTGGGCCTGGCGGGCCCGCGACTTCGTAAGGTGCTGGCAGGGCCCTGTTCCTGTCCTCCACCGCCAGCGCCTCGCCTATCTTAATGTTTGCGGGCGACACGATGGCGAGCACCTCCATCATCCCGCTGGCGTTCTTGACGGCCTCCGCCACCAGCCTCAATGCCTGGACTGCGAACTGCGGGGCGACTTGGAGCAGCACGGGGCCCGTCTCCCTGAAGCGGACGCGGGTCATCGCCGCCGCGTCCAGCGCCTTGGCCAGAGTTGGCGGCCCCTTGAACAGCCCTTTTACGTCCGATGGCATCATCTCGCTGCCGCCCACCTTCCGTCAGCGTCAAACTGCTGCCTGACCATCCTAGCTATGTCCTCTTTGTGCTGCTCTAATTGCTTCTTGAACCAATTTACGTCGGACTCTTTGACGTCGCCCTTGAACTCCATCTTGGGTTCGTAGTGGATGACGATGCTGACGGCCCCGGCCTCGCCGCCCTTCTTGTCTTTGGCGTCCGCCTTCTGGCCGCCCCAGTCCATCTTTGCGCCGCCTGGGTTCATCATCTTTTCGAGGTCGGCGTCGCTGGAGGCCAGGCCGCCCAACTGTCCGTTTTTGTCGCCATTCTTGACTTGGCCGGCTTTGGCGATGGCCCCGGCCTTCTCGGCGCCGGGCACTTCCGGCCCCTTGGCCGCGTCAACGACATCCTTGACCTCTTTGCTCTTGAATGGCTTGCTTATCCAGTCGCCGATGCCCTTGAAGAAGTTCTTGACCTTCTCCCAGTTTTCAATGATGAGCTGCGGAATCTTGATGAGGGGGAAGAACCACTGCATCCAGCCCGGTATCTTGTTCCACAGCCCGGTCAGCCAGTCCCACGCCGACTTGAAGAAGCCCTTTATGGTGTCCCAGTTGGAGACTATCAGCGCGGGGATTTTGATGAAGGGGAAGAACCACTGGAGCCAGCCCGGCATCTGGTCCCAGAGGCCCACCAGCCAGTCCCAAGTGTCTTTGAAGAAGCCCTTTATCTTGTCCCAGTTCTGAACTATCAGGACGGGGATTTTGATGAAGGGGAAGAACCACTGGAGCCAGCCTGGGATCATGTTCCACAGTTCCGTCAGCCAATCCCACAGCCCCGCAAAGAACGCCTTGACCTTGTCCCAGTGCTTGATGAGCATGTATGCGCCAACGGCCAGAGCCGCTATGCCCACGACTATCCACGTTATGGGGTTGGCCAGCAGCGCAGCCGCGAAAGACCACGCCGTGGCCGCTGCCCCCAAGAAGTTCCCCTTGAGGAGCGTAAGCCCGTTTTTAAGCATGGGCAGCCCGTTGCCCATTATGTCGAGGCCCTTCTGGGCGTTGCTCAGTGCGCTGCCCAGCATGCCGACAGTCCCTATGAGCGCCCCGCCCACGGCCAGCAGGCCGCCCAATACCCCGACCACCGCGAATATCGTCCCCGACAGCACGGGGTTGTTGGTCGTCCATTCGGTTATCCACCCGATGACGGACGTCAGCATTTCAATCAGCGGCCCCGCGACCACCAAGACCTTTTCGCCGATGGCCCCCAGCGCACCTGAGCCAGCGTTTTTCATGGCCTGCCACTTGCTGGACGTCTCTTCGAGTATCGCGTTCTCCCTCTGTTGGATGTCGGCCATCTTGGCCAGTTTCTCGTTGGCGTCGTTCATCGCGCCGAGGTCGAACTTCATCAGCCCCGCAGCCGCGCCCTCGCCGAACAGCTCCTTGAGGAGTATGGACTTGTCTTTGTCGCCGATGCCTTGGCCGCCAGCGTCCTTGGCTGAGGTGATGGAGTCGAGTACCGACATGACGTTGCCCCACTGCTCGCCCCCATCCTTGCCCAATAGGTTGCCCTCTTTGTCGAATAGCTGGTCTGTCAGGTTCCCCAGGCCGAATTTCGACATAATGCCCTTTGTCTCTTCCGTGCGCCAGCCGCCCCCGTGCTTCTGCTTCTCGCCGAGGCGGGGCAGCGCGTCCATCACGCCCTGCACGACCGATTCGCCGTTGTCAACGTTGACCGCCATGAGGCCAGTCAGCGTCTTGGATATTTCCTTGATGAAGCTGTCCCCCGACATCCCAAGGTTCGCACCCTTCGATGCTATGGAGGTCATGGCCGCCATCGTCTCGCCCATCCCCTTGCCCGTGCCGTGCTGGGTCTTGGCGACTATGTCCGCCAGAGCCCCGTAGTCCTTGGCCCCGGCATTCTGCGCCAAGGCGGCCAACTGCTGGCCAGCATCCGCGTTGTCCATCTTGCCGACAACGGCTATGCGCCGCGCCGCTTGCAGCCCCCCGCCCTTGATGTCCGCCTCCGATGCCCCTGCCTGGTGCATGCCGAAGGCCATCTCCGTCATGTCCGCCCTGCTCTTGAATCCAACCAGCTTGTCCACCGCCGGGGCCAGCCTGTCCATGACGCTGCTCCCATCGGCCTCCAGCGTCTGGGCCCTCATCTGCGCCATCGCCGCCTTTTGGTCCATGGCGGTGCTGGCGGCCATTGCGAAGCCGCCGAGTATCCCGCCCCCGGCTGCGGACATGCCCGCGCCGAGCTTCATGGCCGACATGGAGCCAGCCCTGAGTTCTTTGAGCTTCTCGGCCCCTTCGATTTTTGCTGCCACCTTGACTCTTGCGGCATCCTGCAGCTTCCGGAACTCGTCTGCGAGATCGTGGACGTCGCCTGTAGCTTCCTTGGTCTTTCCCGCCACTCCCTCCATCGCGTCCGCGACCTTCTTCACGGCGGGGGCGGACTCCGAGCCTATCTTGCCGTACTGCCCTGGTATCAGGGCATTGGCTCTGGCCCAGGCCCTAGCCGAGGCGGTGGCCTTGGCGCATGCGCCCGACGCTTTGTTTATCTGCGCGGAGGCCCTGCCGATGCCGGACAGCTCGCCGCTGGCGGCTTTGCCGCTGCCTTCGAGTCCGCCCAGTTTGTCTGCCAGCTTCTGCAGCGGCGCGGTGATTTCGTCAATCAGCCTAAATGCAAGGTCAACATTGAGGTCGGGCATGCGCCTCCTTCCGCTCCAACTCCTCGGCGGCCCTCACCCACCTCTGGAGGTCGTCGCAGTCCATTTCAAGGACTTCTCTTAGGCTCAGGCCGGTGGCCTTTGCCAACCTGAGGAGGGTCAGGTCGTCAAAGGCTACTAAAAACCCGGCAGGTTCTCCCCCAGCACGTTCAGGTCGTCCAAGTCAAGGTCAAGCAACTGGTCTGGGTTGGCCGGGGCGCCGTCTATGGTGAGGATGCGGGAGAGCAGGATGGCGGTCGTGCGGATGTTGTTCTGCTTCCTCCCCGCATGGTCTATGGCCACCTCCGAATCCCTGCCTTTCGGCTTGCGCGTGAACTGCGCCACCCGGCCGTCGTTCAGCCTGACTTGGGGCAGCCCGTTCTCGCCAGTCTTCACCTTGGGCTGCTCGCTAAGGTTTATCACTTCTAGGCGCTGTTCGCCATGGTTTGTCGTTTCGAGTTCCATGCCCTGTCTCCTATCTTATCTTGCGATCACTTCGTTGTTTGTGGCGTTGAGGTTGGTGCCCAGCACCTCGTGCCCGTTGTCTACCGCTTGCAGGTCATAGATCGTCACGCCCTCGACTTCCAGCTTGTATGTCAGGACGCTGGCCGCGAAGTCCATCTCCACCGGCTCGTTGTTCTTCAGGGCCCCAAAGGTCGTCTCCTTGAACATTACGTTCATGTAGGCCACCACCTGCTTCTCGCTGGTGCGCCCGTTGGCGTCGTCGTACTCGGCGAGGTCGGAGTATATCTGTATGCTGTGGGTGTGCGCCGTGTCCATCGCGGCGGCGACAAAGGCGGGGTCGAAGTCGCCCTTGATCTTCAGCTCCATCGGCTCCACGCCCATCGGTATCTCGAATGAGAACCGCAAGGCGGTCGGCGCGTGGGTGGCCATCTTGTGCTTGACGGCGGGGAGGGTTATCTCCGACGCCACGTGCGGCATGTTGCTGCCGTTCAAATAGATATTTGCCGAGTGTAACTTATAGACGTTGGACATTGGCCCACTCCTACGTTATGATTGCGTTGTCGCGCATCTGCTGCGCGTGGATTGAAACAGGTAAATGTTGGCGGTTTGCAGTTTGTAGATTGTCGCGCCCGCTAGGGCGCGTGGATTGAAACGCCATGCCGCCTCCTTAGCTTCCGTAAAGCATGTTGAGCCACTTCGTGTCGATGGACGCCCTGATGGTTATCTTGTCAATGGGCAGCGTCGGCAGGAAGCTGAGTTCGTAGAACACGTGGCCGAGGGAAAGCTCGGACACCGGGTTGTCTGCCTCGGGCCACTCGAAGCTGCCGCCCAGCAGGGCGCCCTGCCTCGCGAGGCTCCTTATGAGGGCCAGCACGTCCTCCCTTGCCGCCCTTAGCACGGGCTTGGTCATCTGCCTGTCCATGTAGGCCAGCATTATGCGCTCGACACATGTCTGCAAATGGTCTGCCACCACACGCACGTTGATGAAGTTGATGGGGTGGGTTTCGCTGGGCCACGCCGCAGAGCGGTTGCCGCATGCCTGGAACCCCTTGCCGAAGGGCCTCACGACAGTCACGATGCCCACCTCGTTGAGCAGGTTGGCCTCGCAGTTGGGGTCGCTGATGTCCCACTGGATTGGGGTTTCAAGTGCTTGGACGCGCCTGAACTCGTGGTTGCTGGGCGACGTCCAGTAGTTCTCTGTCGCGTCTATGTGGCATGCCAGCCCGGCCAGGTTCTGGCTCATAGGCTCGAAGACGGGCAGCGAAGTGCGCCTGTCCATGACTTCCACCCTTGGGAAGCACAGCACGGCCCTCGCCGAGCTGGTGCCAAGGTTGATGATCCCGTCCGGGCCCCGCCCCTCAATGACCTGCTGGATTGTCGCGCCGTAGGGCACGTCCATGTATGCCTGCGCCCTCAGCCTCTCGGCCAGGGAGAGCTGCGCCGTGGCCACGCTGGTGCCGAATGTATGGCCGGGCGCCAAGAGAATCCTCGGCTTGTAGCCCAGCCTGTTCGAGACGTCGCCAAATGCCTGCATGCCGGACCGCAGCCCCGCCTCGTCAACCGCGCCGATTATGTCCGCGCTGGTGACTTTGCTTGGGTCGCCGTACTCGTATGTGGCCGTGATTGCGGCGTTGGCCGGCAGCGAGCCGCCCTTGACGCGGGTGACGACGCCATAGGCCCTGTCCAGCTTGTAGTCCGTGCCCTCGGTCAGCTCGCGGCTGTCAGAGACCAGCGTCGCGCCGATGACGCCCATGTTGGCGAGCTGGCCCCGCCCGCTGCCGTCAAGCGTGACAGGCTCGGACTCGACATTGGTCTTGTGCCTCTCGGGGTCGAAGACGTTGATGGTGACGACCCGCGCCGTGCCATAGTCCATGATGGCGTTCAGGGCGTTGGGTATGGTGTAGCCCGGCAGGTCTGGCCCGAAGGCGGCGGCCACCTTGTCGCTGTTGACGAGGCGGGGCTTGTCGCCGGGGTCCGCGCTGCTCAGGAAGGTCGGCGCCGTGCCGATGAGCCCCACGACTGCGGTGGGCGGCTCGTTGACCCCCCTCACGCCAGCCAGGGTCTCCTTTATCTCAATTCCGTGGTGATAGCCCGCCATTAGTTGCCTCCCCTCTTTCTGCCGCCGTCCCGGTGGGGGTTCGCTTCGCCCTCAGCCGGAGCGTCTGTGGGCTGGGGCTGTTGCCAGCCAGCCGTGGCCGTGATGTTGTTGGCTTGCCGCGCCTGTTCGAGCGCGTGGGCTGAAACCAGCATCCCCCTTGCGATGAGGCTCTTGACGTAGGAGATGGAGCCGTCCAGTTCCACTTCTCTGCCGGGCCACAGCGCTATGTCCACGCTTGCGTCCTTGCCATCTGCGTCCTTCCCGGGCAGACTTATGACCTGCGCCGCGCCTTTATAAATGAATTTAGTTTTCGCCATCCTGCGTCTCCTGTGCTATGATTCGTCTGTCGCGCTGTCTGGGCGCGTGGATTGAAACATCTCCCTTATTGCCTGCGCCAGTTCGTTGTTGCACTCTGCCACTGTCCCGATGGCCTGCGCCAGTTCGTTGTTGCACTCTGCCACTGTCCCGATGGCCTGCGCCAGCTCCACCCTGACTGCACTGTTATAGTCAATGGGCGGCTCCGGCTTGGGCGCGGGGGCCTTGTTTGTCTTAGTCTGTCTTGCCATGTTTTCTCCTCAAAAAATCTGGTTGTTGGTCGGTGTCACTTGGGGGTCTGGGGGGCACGCGGCAGTATCCGCGAGCGCAGTGAGCGGGCACAGAGCAGCCCCCCAGTTAATGGGATGCAAGGGCTCCACGAACCGGCGAGAAGCGAACCAAGCGCTAGGCCCATGCCCCCGAGCACGTAAGTTATGCGCCGGGCGAATACCACAGCGCAGCGGCCCCCGTCCACTGAGGTTGTCCAATCGGCACGATGGAACACGGTGGGTATCGCCGGGAACGTGCTATCCATGCCCCACCACCACGGAATCGTTGGTGTCTCTGGTTGCTGCTGTTATCTTGGTTATTGTCGTGTCCGCAGGGCGCGTGGATTGAAACGGAATCAAGTAGGTTGGCACTGCGATTGTCAAATTCCACGTCCAGACGGACGCGCTGCGGTCAATGAACGCCTCGCGCTCCAGCCTGGCCCCGTAAATCGAATGGGGCGACTTCCACCCCGCAATGCCATTTGCCAGCGCGTCTATGACTTCGTAGGCCCCTTGGTGCTGCCTAAGGTTCTTCACCATCACGATGAGGTCAAACGCGAGCACACGCTTCTGGACGTGCTTACTGGTTGTCTCGGGGGCCTTGTAGCTGCCGCCCTTGTTTATCACCAGCACTGCGCCTTTGGGGTGCGTCACCACGTAGTTGTCGGGGTTGTCGGGGAAAGGCTCGACCTTGATGCCGAGCGGCTCTATCAGTTCCTTGACCTTTTCGACAAGGGCGTCTTCGACTTCCTTGATCACAGGAACCCTTTCAGCCCCGCCTCGTCAAAGACCCGGCTGCCAGCGGCAAAGCTAACGCGCCCCGTGCCTGTCGAGGCCTGTTCGGCTCCGTCCAGTTGGATTTCGCCTTCGACTAAAGCCTCCAGCCACTTGATTGCGTCCTCGTAGCGCCGCCTCGCGTCCTCCACGCTCTCCTTGGGGAGCAGCGACATCAGGCGATAGACGGCTATGTCAACCGCCAGCCTTTTCAGGACGGGCGGGGGCTGTGGCAGCGGCAGCTTGCAGACCTTGCCAAGGTAGGAATCTATCTCGGCGGATGCATCCTCCACTGCCACTTTGACCCTAGCGTTCTGCACCTTCTCGCCCTCCTTGTCCGTCACCTCCGCTATCCGCGAGTTGGGATAGCGCTTCAGCACGTCCGATGGGGATGCGTACGCCATCATGCACCCCAGCCAGAGCAATTGACAATTGACAGTTGACAATTGACAATCATGGCGGCGCCCTTGCGGGCGCGGCATTTTTTAAGCGGGGGCGCGGCGATAGCCGCATCCGCCATTGTCCATTGTCCATTCCTTTCCCGCGTGTGTCCGCGATCCTGTTGCCTCGACAACTCTGCGTCCGTCACTTCACGCCCGTGAAGAGGAACCCGGCTTGCATCCCCGCGATTACGGGGGCGCACTCGAAGGACACGCCATAGACGTGCGACTTGATGTTGTCCTCGTAGTATGGCTCCTCTGTGAGGGGGTGCCCCTCCATCGTGTAGGTGTAGCCGTAGGAAGGCTCCTCCATCGAATTGGGGATTGGCGGCACGTAGGCGAGGATGGCGCAGTTGCTCCAGGTGTCCTTGAACTTGCCCTTGGCGTCCGCCCAGATGCCGTCGCCGACCACGATCTTGGATATCTCAAAGTGCGCCTGCATGAGGGATGTCGTCATCACCTCGTGCGTGGTGTACTTGTAGCGGTCTATGATGGTCGGGTGCAGCTTGAGGGCCCTGTAGGCCTCGGGGGAGAGCAGCATGACATTGGGCCTGACGCCGACGGTCTTGCGTATCGCCTCCTTGGCGTCCTCTATGTCCTCTGTGGGTTTGCTGGTCACCTCGCTCCACTTCTGTGCGCCCGTGAGTTCCTCTTTGTGGTCGTCGTCATAGTTTGCGGGGTTGGTGCCCTGGGCTGCCTGCTCAGCCTCCAGTTCCTTCAGCAGCACGCTCATCACCAGCTTGGTGGAGCGCGAGGCCAAGTCTATGTTTGGAACCTCTTTCGCGTCCCTCTGCATCTCGCGGGGCACCAGCGCCTCTATCGAATGGATGCTGAGGGCGTAGGGCTCGTCTAGGTAGCCAAACGTGATGCGCTTGGTGGCGGCGCCTGGGGCCCGCAGCGTGTTGTAGCGCTGGAAGCTCTCTTTGCCAAAGGCCAGTATGCGCCCTCCGCTCGCCGTGACGGGCACCCTTGGGAACAGCGCCTCGCCGACCAGCCCAGTTTCTCTGTAGCCCTGCACCACCTCGGTCAGGATTGGGTCTATCGCCCGCGTTTCTTTCAGATTCATCGCCATTTTTCTTTCTCCTTGGTTAGTTGGGTATCAAAAGGACTTCGATGACGTCGCCCTCGTTGCCAGCCTGCAGGGCCCTGGCGAGGGGGGCGGAGCCGGTGTGGGGACCCGCCCCAATGCCAGTGCCATCGGCTGAGCCGAACAGTGCATCGCCGACTCCGACGGCGCTGGAAAGCAGCAGCTGGGCCGTGCCGAGCACGTCCACTGTCACCACGTCGCCCGCTTTGCCGCCGAACTGCGCCACGCCGAGGATGGCCCCCCCGCGATCCCCGCCGTAGCCGACGAAGGTGTGGGCGTCCACTGGCTCCGCCAGCGTCACCGCCAGCGAGAAGATTGATATGTTTTGGCTCATTCTTGCCCCTTAAAAGATTGGAATGTTGGTTGGTGTCGCCAGGCGAGGCGCAGCGCTCCATATCCGCTCCCCCGCGAAAACCGCGCGGGCTCGCTTCATTTCACTCGCGCCTCTTTGCGCGTTCGCGCCTTTAGAGGTCATTTCCAACGGCCTTGACGGCCTGAATGAAATCGGTTCCTGGGTGGGCCTCTTGGTAGGCCTTTGCTTTTGCGTGTGCCTCCAGCTTGTCCGCGCTGGCGGTGAAGCCTGGCGCGGGGGCGAATACGATGGTTGTCGGCTGCGCGGCCGGCTCCGGCTTCAGCTGCTCGGAGAACTCGACCTGCTTGGGCAGGGCCTGCAAAAAGCCCTTCAGCCAGCTCAGCGGCGTTTCCGCCTTGCCCTCGGCGAACTCAACGGCATTGCCCTCGCCAAGCTGCATCATAAATTCCACCAGCGCGGGCGCCTGGTTTGGCGGAACCCTGCCGGATTTAGTCAGGTCTTCGCAGAAAGCCACCATTTCGCGCCGCCTGGCGGCTGCCGCTTGGGTGGCTAGTTCGGCCTCTTTGGCGGCCAGCTCTGCCGCCCTCGCGTCAAGCTGCGCCTTGGCCTCAACAAACTCGGCGCTTGGCTCAGGCGCTGGCTCTGGTTTTGGCTCCGAATAGGATGGCTCTGGTTCGGCCTCATCTTCCGGCTTCCTCGCGAAGTCGTCCAGCGAGTCCAATAGATAGCCGGGCAGGGCCTTGTCGGCATCCTCCATCCCGAACTTGTCTATGAGGAACTCGCGCAGGCCATAGAAGAGCTTGGACGCGGCCGTGTCGCCCCAGTCGCCGAACTCAATCACGCCAGCATCGGCCTCGCCGAAGGAAGCGGCCTTGAGCCCCTTGACTGCGGGTGGCTGCGCCCCAAGGAACCCCACGTGGCGCAGGTAGTATGTGCCTGGCACGGGGTTCTGAGGGGAGTCAGGCAGGTAGAAGCTGGCCGAGACCTTCTTGAAGCGGCCCTGCTTCACCAGTTCCTGGAATTCAGCGTCCACTTGGTGCGGCTCGGCGCTGAGTTGGCCGTCCGCGAAGGACAGCGAATCTATCCAGCCGTACGCCGGGGCGTCGGCCCTTGGGTGCCCCACGACTATCGGAGCCTCGTGGAGCTTCGGGTCGTAAGACTTGACGCAGGCCTCCATGTCGGCGGCGGAGAACTCAATGCTCTGCCCGCTGCTCGCCACGTGCCTGCCAGTGCGAAAAATAGTTATGGTTGCCATACCTGAAACATCAAAATGGCTATGGCGAATCCCACAAAAGCGTTTTAGAAATCATCTCCCGTTGCTGGAAATATTCCTTTTGATAAGGGGCGCTAGTGGAACCGTGTGGCCTTTGGAAGCTTTGGACGCTCAGGCAAAAGCCCCCAATGATCCAATAGCGTTCAAACCCCGTTTAATTTGCCCCACGTTTTGAGATGGGGGGCTTGGGGCGAGTTGGGTAGCCAAAAAACGTCCAGGGCGTTTCTGGGGCATTTTGGGGCGGCTGGAGGCCAGTGCCAAAGCAAGTGTAAAAAAATGGGGCTGTACGCCCTAATCTCTAGGAGCCGGAGGCCGGAGGCCAAGCGCTTCCGCATCTGGCTCGCGGGCGAGGCACTTCCAGCCATTCGGAATGCTGGAACCCATCCAACGCCTGAAACCGCCGCGCTGGATGTGTCGGCCACGCCCATCGTTGCCAAGCCAGAGGTCTCGGTGTCCGCCCTCGTGGAGCTGCTGGGCCGCATCAGGCTGGTGCAGGACGGAGAGGGGGCGAAGCCATGAGCGAGGCGAAGAGCAGGGTGGGCGAGCTATACTCGCTGGCGGAGACGCTGGAGGGCTACAGGGCGGCCCTCATCGTGGGCAAGGAGTGCCGCAGCGAGGCGGCGGGGCTGGCCGCGGCGCTGGACGGCCTGGCGCGGAAAGTGAGCGCCATCGCTATGGCGATTGACGCGGACGACTAGCTTTTTTTGGCCCGTCCAGTGCCAAAGCAAGTGTAAAATTTAGAGGGCCATCGCAGCTCTAGGCGCGTTGAGCCTTGCGCTTTTGCACTTGTCGCATTTGTGCCATATATGGAAACCCTGCCCGTCGAATCCTGAGTAACCTGCCCTTTCAAGTTGTTCCAGGAACAACCCGCAGTAATAGTATCCAGCCCCTCGGTTCCCGCTGGAATAGGCGATGTAGGGGCATGCTTTGGTGCTGTGTTCAATTATTTTTGAGCAGGATTCCCCTGTCGGCACTTCAAATTCGGCGGCTATGGTTTCTGTTTCGTTCAGTTCCGCGTCTATTTGCTCCCGTTCCTTATTTTTCAGCGCCTGCAATTCGTTTTCGAGGCGCAAGATGTCTTGTTTTATGTTTGGGTCAGGCATTGTTCTCTACCCCTTGGCCTTTGGCGCCCTCTTTTTAGGCTCTTCGGGCTCTATCCCGTATTCTTTCATCAGCGCGTATTCTCGTATTTCTGCGGGTTTGGTTAGCATGGCGTTCTCCGTTAGTTGTGGGGGCCTGCGCCCCCCGGTGGTTGTGTCCTAGAACCAAGCCCGCTCCCAAGAAATTTCGCCGTCTAGTAAACAGTCCTCTCTGTAACTTCCATATCCCGCAGGATGTCGCGAAGGCGTTTATTGCCAATGGGATGATCCAGCAATGCCTCAGCGGTGTCGTAACAGGTTTCATTTTCTTCATGGTAAGCCTCGCAGATGCCGAATCGGCGCTCTTGGGCGAATCCAACCGAATAGCTTTTGCCATCATAGTCAAATTGTGCCTCGCACCCTCGGTTGAAGCAGTCTATGAACTCATCCTCGCTCTTGAAATTTTCAGGGGTGTCGTAAAAGATTGCCATGTTGCCTCCTATAGTTTGGGCGGTTTCTTGTTGTCCGTGTAATTGATAGGGTCACTGTACTGCGGATGACCGTTTTTGTCCCACTTTATTTCATGGTCATGTGGGTTTGAATGTTTTTTGGGCTTACCGTGGTCTGTATTGTGGCGTTCCACAACGGCCCTCCCGCCCTCACCAATTTTTGTTTCGTATTTATCCTTGCCCTTGTATGTCACATTAACATCCCGTTCTACCAAACCTATGCAGACCCAATCATTTCTGATTAAATCTACTGTTGGTTTCCTGCTTCACAGAGGGCAGTTTCGCTCCGGCCTTGCGGCCAGAGCCAGCGCTCCCCTCTCCACAGGCTGTAACCGTGGAACTCACGGCCAGATTCCTCAAATTAACAGCGGCGTTTATGTCGCGGTCATGTTCCGTATTGCAGCTTGGGCACTGCCACTTGCGTATAGACAGCGGCAGTTCGTCCAGTTTGTGCCCGCACTTGGAACAGGTCTTTGAACTGGCGAAA